TCACAGGGAGGTATCCGCAATGCCAGTGCTACTGTATTCTATCCTATTTGGCATCATCAGTTTGATGATCTTATCGTTCTTAAAAACAATCAAGGAACAGAGGAAACCCGAGTCCGTCATATGGATTATGGGGTTGTGCTTAACAGTTTGTTCTGGAGAAGATTCAAAAACCGAGAAAACATAACTTTCTTCGATCCCAACGAAGTTCCTGACTTATATGAAGCATTCTATAAGAATACAGCATTATTCGAAGAACTTTATGTGAAATATGAACGTCGAAGCGATCTACGCAAAAAAACCATGAACGCCGAAGATGTGTTCAAAGGCGGTATACTGAAAGAAAGAACTGATACTGGTCGAATCTATCTAGTGTTCATCGATAATGTAATGAACCAAGGACCCTTCGATCCCGAATATCATACCATATATCAAAGTAATCTATGCTGCGAGATCCTACTACCTACTAAACCTTTCAAGAGATTAGATGACCCTGAGGGACGCATAGCGCTCTGTACTCTCGGTTCTATCAATTGGGGTGCTTTCCGTAATCCGGAAGACATGCGTAGGGCCTGTAGGATCTTGCAACGTAGTCTCTGCAACATCCTCGACTATCAAGATTTCCTCAGCATCCAGAGCAAATTAAGCAATGATGAAATCCAGCCATTAGGCATAGGTGTGACTAATCTAGCCTATTGGCATGCCAAGCGTGGCCTGAAATACGGCGAGCGAGACAGCCTACAGGAAGTCAAATCGTGGATGGAACATCAGGCCTATTATCTCACAGAAGCCACGGTAGAACTAGCTCGAGAAAGAGGTGCCTGTAAAGACAGCGCATCAACTAGATATGGCCAGGGCGTGTTTCCTTGGGAGCTCAGGGCTCAAGGGGTAAATGAACTCACAGATTTCACTCCTGAGTTAGATTGGGAAACTCTCCGGACGCAGATGAAAGAATCAGGAGTTCGCAATGCTACATTAATGGCTATCGCCCCTGTTGAAAGTTCCAGCGTGGTCATAAATTCAACCAATGGTATCGAGCTGCCTATGAGCCTAATCTCTACCAAAGAATCCAAAGCAGGATCATTCACACAGGTAGTACCCGAATATCAGCGTCTAAAAAATCGATATGAATTAATGTGGGAACAAAAAGACTGTGTGGGATACATCAAAACTGCGGCTGTATTAGCTGCATATGTGGATCAAAGTATCTCAACTAATACATTTTATAATCCTGCGCATTTCGCTGATCGAAAGGTGCCAACTACTCTAATAGCTAAGAATCTGATGCAGGCTCATAGATGGGGCTTGAAGACTTTCTATTACAGCCTCATCAACAAAGCAGGATCTAAGCATCAAGAACTAACTCCAGAAGTGCATTACAATGGTTTCCACAATGAAAGAGAAATTATAGAAGAACTAGACGAAGAATCCTGCGAGGCCTGTAAATTATGAAAAACATTTTTATAACAATAATAGTTTCATCGATGATGATAGGATGTGCAACACCACAGAGACATCCCCCTGTAACGAAAGCAGATCAATTCGATTGTGATCAAAAATGCGGAACGTATAATAGGACTATAGGAATAATCGAATCGGCTTGGTGTGTAAATAAATGCCTTGATTCGAAAGGTTATATACTAAAATGAGCAAACAACAATACGACCTGTCAACTAAAACAGATTATCTCTCGAGGAAGATGTTTTTAGATCCCGCAGGACCGGTGGTCATACAAAGGTTTGAAGAAGTGAAATATAAAAAAATACAAGACTTTGAAACCACTGCTCGTGGATTTTTTTGGGTGCCTGAGGAAATCAGTCTCACCAAAGATGCACAAGATTTTAAAAATGCCACCGATTCGATCAAACATATCTTTACCAGCAATCTATTACGGCAGACTGCCCTGGACAGCATCCAAGGTCGTGGCCCTAGCCAGATCTTTACACCTGTAGTATCATTACCGGAGTTAGAAGCCCTTGTTTACAATTGGACCTTTTTTGAAACAAATATCCATAGCCGTAGTTATAGCCATATCATCCGTAATATCTATAATGTTCCTAAAGATGTTTTTAATACCATCCATGGTACTAAAGAAATTGTGGATATGGCATCAAGCGTGGGCAAATATTACGACCTTCTACACCGTGTCAACTGCCGTGCTGAGATGGGCGAACCTGTCCAAGAAAAAGAAAGGATCCGCGCGATCTGGCTAGCATTGAACGCTAGCTATGCCCTAGAAGCTTTCCGCTTCATGGTATCATTCGCCACTAGTCTCGCCATGGTTGAAAACAAGATCTTTATCGGCAACGGCAATATCATCAGCCTCATCTTGCAAGATGAACTATTACACAAAGGATGGACCGCTTGGATCATTAATCAAGTTGTCAAAGAGGACACGAGATTCCAGGATGCGAAGAATGACTGCGAAGCCGAAGTCTATGAAATGTACTTAGATGTGATCCGAGAAGAAAAAGCATGGGCCGATTATCTGTTCATCAAAGGGCCAGTGATCGGATTAAATGCTAATATTTTAAAAGATTTCGTAGATTACACCGCGGCCGCTGCCCTAAAAGACATAGGTATAAAATATCAAAATCCGGCTCCTAGAACCACTCCTATTCCTTGGTTTAATAAACACAGTGATACCAGCAAAAAACAAACAGCCCTGCAAGAGTCAGAGAGCACAAATTATGTCATCGGTGTTATGAGCGAAAACCTAGATTATGACGAACTTCCTACGATATAATAAGTACGATATAGAGTAAAAAATTTTTAAGAACGGAGACAACAATTGAAAGCTGTTATTTGGAGTAAGTACCAATGTCCGTATTGTGATCAAGCCAAAGCTTTACTGGCGCAAAAAGGCATAAATTTCGAAGAACGTAAGATCGGTAATGGTTGGACCAAAGAAGATCTATTAGAAGCTGTGCCGTCAGCTAGAACAGTACCTCAGATTTTTTTAAATAACGAGTTGGTAGGTGGTTTCACTGAACTAAAAAAATATCTAGAATCTAACAAAAAGGAATCCGCTAATGTTAATTGATAAGGGAATCTCTCCCGGCGAGGTTATCACTATAAAGCTAACCAGTAGCGAAGAATTGATAGCTAAATTAATCGAAGACCAACCAGAATATTATAAGGTTTCTAAGCCTATGGTTATTGCTATGGGTCAAAAAGGCCCAGGACTGATTCCCTATCTGTTTACTGTAGACCCAGATAAATCAATAAACATCAAAAAAAGTACTGTAATATTGGCAGAACCTACAGAAAAAGATTTCGCAGATCAATTTTTGCAGAGTACCACTGGTATTAAATTAGTCTAAGGAGAAAAAAATGCCTAGCGTTGTTACTATGACCGGCCCAGGGACTGCTACAGTCACTGATGATGCGTTTACGGCTATCACTGTACAGAATAGATTATTAACTTTTGAACTTAATAGAATATTTGCAGCTCTAAGCCAGATTAACAATACGTTAAATCGAATACATGATCGATCATTGTCATCATCAAAATCCCTTAGCGATCTAAATATAGCATTAGGCAGTTTGGCCACAGCGACCGCTAGTTCAAATGCGTTGGCTGCTGCAGCAGCAGCTAGCCAAATAAGGACAAACAATTTCCAAATGCAGGTTACTTTAGATGCTCTAAAAAGAACCGGGCAAGCTCCACCTGTTTTACCCGGTTTAGATGAACAGATGGCACAGGCTATCAAAGATGGTCTTACCATGAACGCCGCCGCCAAAACGACCGGAGCTATCGAAACTTTCATCACGGATCAAATAGCCGCGATCGGGAGATGGCTCGCTGGAACTGAAATATACAAAGGAGTCAGTGCTTGGTTATCTGAACAGAAAGATTTAATATTAGCCGCAGCTCTTCCAGCAAGTCCGACTGGTCAAGTATCAAATACACTAACTATCAGTGGTGTACCTACTATACCAGGAAACGTAGGCTAATGGCCAACGGACAAAATCAAAGATTCATAGCTAATCCGCAACCCGGAACTAGCAATCAACCGTATCCGGTAGGAAATCTCCCGCCGTTCGTTCCAGTAAAGTGTACCTTGACAGATCAGATGGCCGAAGCCATCTTACTTCGCCAGCAGCTATTAACTTTTTATAATGAAACTAAGTTACTTACAGCTCTGAGTCAACTTAATAACACTGTCGATCGAGTATCTTCCACTAACGGTGATATCGCTAAAAAATATTCCGAAGTGCTGCCTGGGATATTATCGTTGGCATCGGCGATAACACAGAAAAATGCGATTATGTCGGCAAAAATAGCCAGCGATGTAAGAGTTAACAATTTCTATCAGGCATCTTTTCCTGGCAGTGTACAACAACCTAATATCTCTGAGCAGACAGAAACTGCGATCAAAGAGGGATTGGCTATGAGGTCTGCAGCCAGGACTGCGGGTATCATCGAAGACCAAATAAATTCTCTGACTGGATCAGTACTAGTATGGATAAGAAACACCGAGATATACAAATCAGTAACAGATTGGTTGAAGAAGATCAAAGATTCAATATTTCAAATCATACTGCCACCGAGTCCTCAGGCTGCCGTATCTGCTAGTAAAACGATCGCGGCTGATCCATCGAATATAGGTTAATCACATGCCTGGAATAGCTAGAGCTAACAGAGATAGGGCCGGGGGTATAATACGTACCGGAGCAGCCACCGTGTTCGTAAATAATCTTCCAGCCGCTCTAGATGGCAGCGTGATAGGCACAGCACCTAATCCGGGAGATATAATCGTGCATAGCTTGGTCCAAACAGTGTTTGTGGAAAATAAAAAGATAGCAGTATTAGGCTCGGTTACTGCTAGGGGTCGGGCTGTAAGCAGTGCCAGCGAAAATGTCAGTGCTGGATAACCATTTACTGGAGTAAATACATTATGAACTCTGTTATTTTAACTGATTCGGCTGTAACGAAGATATCCACACTGATAGCCGAAGAAAATAATCCCAATCTCAAACTCAGGACTTTCGTGCAAGGGGGTGGTTGCTCGGGATTCCAATACGGGTTTACCTTCGACGAGGATGAGAACGACGACGATTTCGTCATAGAAAGATCCGATATAAAGATACTGATAGATTCTATGAGCATGCAGTATCTCTCAGGCGCCGTCATAGACTACAAAGAAGATCTTTCCGGCGCCAGCTTTAGCATAAAGAATCCCAACGCCCAAACGACCTGCGGCTGCGGCAGCAGTTTCTCAGTATGACCCTACATTTCATAAAATATCTCTTCGAAGAGGACCATGGCCGGGAAATCGCACAAGACAAACTGAATTTTGATCGATCTGAGCTAGATCCCGTGATCAGCGAAGCCGCAGTGAAATATCACTATGACGGACTGGCCGGCAAATACTTCGAAAGATACAACGCCGGAGAAGGCGACTCAGATTTTAACTACGGTGGCGCTATGCTGCATAATATTTTCTTTGCCAATCTCACTCCGCCTAGAGCCGCTAATCGACCACAGGGCCTGAGCAAAACATTGATAGACGATGTCTATAGCAGTTTCGACAAATTCAAAGAAGCCGTGGAAAAAACAGCGATGTCCATACAGGGCAGCGGCTGGGTCTACATGGACACTGCCGGTGAAATCAAAACGATCGATAATCATGAATACAAGAAAAACATGAAAATCGCCCTGCTGATAGATTGGTGGGAACATAGCTGGGCGCTGGACTACCAGCAGGACAAGGCCAAATATCTCAATAACATTTGGCGCATCATAGATTGGTCAGTGGTTGACATACGTTTACAAGGAACGTAAAATGTTAGATATATTATTTTGGAATTTTGACATTAAAGATTCCATATTTGAAGGCATGATGTACATTGCAATTGCTGGGTTGGGATTTACCGCTTCTGAGAGATTTACTAAGAAACCTTAGATATTATGAGTAGACTCTTAACATTCTATCTAACAAGACAGTTTATATTATTCTTTCCTTGCCCAGTATTTTTTGTACTGGGTCTAATAAGTTTCTCTGGTGCATCTCCTATTTGTGGAACTTATACTAACGAAATGGCGTTAATGTGGTTTCTAATGTCACTAGCCCACTCTAAAGCATGGATAGGTATTTTGTATAAAAAAATGTTAATTAAAAATAAGGAGGCATTATGATAGATATTCTATTTTGGATAGCAGTAGGTGCGTTCATTGGTTGGAATTTTCCACAGCCATTCTGGGCTAAAATGATCCAAGAAAAAGTCCAAACTATGTTGGCGAAAAAAACACAGGAGTAACGAATGGCTTATTCTGAATCTGTACTTGACCATTATGAAAATCCGAGAAATGTAGGATCGTTTGACAAAAATGATCCTACTGTAGGAACTGGACTCGTGGGAGCTCCGGCTTGCGGGGATGTTCTCAAATTGCAGATCAAAGTTAACAAAGAGACGGGCATCATCGAGGACGCTCGTTTTAAGACCTATGGATGTGGCTCTGCGATTGCTTCTAGCAGCCTGGTCACAGAATGGGTCAAGGGCAGGACGTTAGATCAAGCAATGGAAATCAAAAACACAGAAATCGCACAGGAATTAGCCCTGCCACCAGTGAAGATCCATTGCTCGATCCTCGCAGAAGATTCAATCAAAGCAGCCATAGAAGATTATAGGAAAAAACATGCTAGCTGAAATGTTTTTCGCTCTAGTAGTCGCAGGAGATCCACAGGGCCGAGTCGAAGCAGTGTTCCGCACTCGCGAACCCTGTGCGATGAAAGTGGAGGAATATCGCAGACAGTATACGGTAGCTGCCTGTGTGCCTACTACATTCGGCGATCTAGAAAACAGCAGAGCTCAGATGCAGGCCTTGGCTACTATCTATCATGATAACACTGACAGAACAAGCCGCTGATAAAATACGGCAACAGCTAGAAAAACGTGGCCACGGTTTGGGCATACGCATAGGTGTCAAGACCACGGGCTGCAGTGGCCTGGCCTATGTCTTAGAATTCGTAGACACAGCACCCGTGACCAGAGATCAGTTCGCCTACGAAGACCACGGAGTCAAAGTCTGGGTAGATAGTAGATCCATGCCCTATGTCAACGGCGTGACCATGGACTGGCAGAAGCAGGGTCTCAATGAAGGATTCGAGTTCATCAATCCCAACGAGTCGGGTCGCTGTGGGTGTGGAGAAAGTTTCCGAGTCTAACATGCCTTGGACCAGAGCACGCACCAAAGATTGGGTGTCTCAGCTGGAAACTAGGATCGAGGACATCGACTACTATCTTCACCGCACCGTGGAATGGTGCGAAACCAACGAGATCTATGATGACCAAGCCGTGTTCGCCTGCGCAGTGATGACCGTGGTCTGGGTCAGCAACATGCGAGGAGAACCTCTGAGCCGCAGAGAAGCCCTAGAGATCGTGGGCATCGCAGACGCAGACACCGTAGACGATGCCGAATACGGCCTAAGCGATGAGTTCCAAGACTACGATCATGAAGAACTGCTGACTGCGGTGGCTAGCCGATTCTATTGACAATCACCCAAAATTCCAGTATAATAGCCCTATCCAAACTACGATAGGACACCGAGATGACCATGCATTTGGAAGGACCTTGGCTTACAACCACTGGCAAGCGTAAAGGCCGCCAGAAATTCCGTAACGCCGACGAAGCCCGAAAGGCTCGCGAGCTCGAAGAATCATGGAAGGCTCTGCAAAAGAAATGGGGCATAGAAGCCGAAGATCGCCGGCGGCGTAGGGCTATGTCCGCAGAAGCTTATGTTCCGCCTAAATTGCAACATAGGCAGACCGAACACGTGCCCAGCCTACCGTTTACCGCGGGTGTCTGTGTAAAATCAGAACAGAAAGTCTATACAGGTACCAAAGTCAAAGGTATCGGTACTCTACATAAGAGCAACGCCGTCCCGATCTTTTCGGACGAAGAAGCAGTTGATATCGCCAAAATGCGTCGATAATCACCAATTTTTGTATTATAATTGTAAAGATGCGATATATATTATACGTTTCGAAAGAAACTAAGATTACGGATTTGGAAGGAGCGAGCCTTAGATCTAAATTCGCGAGTCTTGGCCAATGAGGAACCCGTGAGATTCGGGAAGCCATGCTCGCCAACGGTGCTATGGATTATGAGATTATAGCGCTGATGGAGACGACTACACGAACCCAGGGTTCTTTCATGAGCCTCGTGAAGTTAACTCCCTTAATGTAATGCCACAAAGGAACGTGGCACCAAATGAAAGGAGGAACACCATGTTTCAATCTCTTAGGATAGGTAGTGTTGTATTATCGTTGTTAGCAGTAATGTTCTTAGTAAGTTCTATAACTGGATGGAAGTTTAAAACACTCACAGGGCAGGAAGGTTATAAATTTGTTTCAGCAGAAAGCATAGAAAAAGATCTACAATGTCTAGCTCTTAATATCTATCGCGAAGCGGGTTATGAACCATTCGAAGGTAAAGTCGCAGTAGCTCAGGTAACTTTAAATCGAGTGAACGATCCAAGGTTTCCAAACACAGTCTGTGATGTAGTTTATCAAAAGACTGCGATTTATTCCACAGTGATCTGCCAATTTTCTTGGTACTGTGATGCCAATCACCGGAATCGCAAGATCAATGATCGAGCTTATGCAGATAGTTATGCTGTAGCCAAGAAGGTCTATCTAGAAGGTTTTCGACTCGACAGCTTAAATAGAGCATTGTATTATCACGCTGATTACGTTAGCCCTAACTGGAAATTAGAAAGAATAACCAAAATCGGAACCCATATCTTTTACAGGAAACCAAATGAAAACATTTGATATCGAAAAAATTCGAAACGCACTGAAAACATATTTTGGACGACTATCACCGGAGAGTATAGAATGGGTAGCCATACTAGTACTACATGCCGCTACCATACCTAGTTTCTTAGCGGTGATGGCGGGTATCACTGACAAGATGCCTGCGGTGGATTTAGTCTTGATGCTTTGGCTAGGACTAGCTCTGCTGTTCGCCAAAGCCGCTGCCAAACAAGATATGTTCAATATCGTCACCCTGGGTTTTGGATTCATGCTCCAGGCCGTGATGATGGCATTAATATTTTTCAAATAATTTGGTTAGTTTTCTCGTTGACAAACAACCGGTTCGGTGCTAGTATTATACTGTCTTAGATCACACACAGAGAAAGGTAGTTATGAAAAATGCACTTATGTTAGGACTATTAGTTACGGTCATCTCCGGATGTAGCTCAATAAAACCTGTAGAGGTCCGAAAAACTGCTGTACAACCTAATTGGTATGCTGACTGCGAGCAAAGAGGTAAAGAAGGCTGGTTTTGGAAAAGAGAAGGGTTTGTATACTCGTGCGGTATGGGTGTCAGCATTCATGCCCAAGCATCAGAAGCACAGGCTGATGCGTTTGCTCTAGATAGTTTCGCCAAACGCATCGGCAGCCGAGTTAACTCCCTAACTAAAGTAGAATTCATCGATGACCGTAGAACTACCCACACTAAAGTAGAAACAACCACGGAAAATACGTTGATCCAAAATCAGCTAGAATCTAAAAAATATCAGTACATGTTTAACGGACAGTATCACACCTACATCCGGCTTAAGATGACTGAGGAGACTTATAACCGTCTTAGCCAAAGGATCCAATGATGAAACACATGGTTTTTCTTTTGGCGACTACCGTTCTAGTCGGTTGCTCTGCACCTCAGAAAAGCAGCCGATTGGTTCCAAATCAATATTGCTTTACTAATCAGACTTTAGAAACTCAGGATCAAAAATCTGTTTCTAGCAAAACAACTGTAAAATGTTCTGATGATCCACTAGAAAAATATGTTCCGGCAAAAATGGGAATATCCAAGGACTGTTATGTATCGTATATTCCTATGAATCGAAACGGGCAATTAATCAAGGAGAAAATCTATGTTTGCCAAAAATTTAATGGCAGCTATGATGTTATCGAGCCTGTTAGGCTTTACTAGTGTATCATTAGCTGATACTAGAATACCTCCCAGCGCAGTGGGAGGAATAAGAACAGATCTTACAGGAAGTACCAGTGTGCTCGATGGTGTATTTTATCTAGTTAATATGATGCGTTATTCGTTGCCCTATGAAGACCAAGCGACCCACACAAAAACTCTGATATTGGCAGCTCAGAGTTTAGAAAATGGCCAAATAGCGGAGTGGATCAATCCATCAAACAGTACCGCTGGTAGAACTAAAATCATCCTCACTAGACCGGTGCGCGGAGGTTTTTGTAGATTGTTGTACACAGAAATAGAAATCAAAGATCGATATAGAGAATATTCCGAATATGCCTGTAAAACCATAGACAGTGAATATTGGAGTTTTCATACCGCTAAATAATGTTCTATGGTTTTAGCCTATTTGACTTTCTTTACAGGAATAGCGATCTCGTTGGTCGCTATTTATTATTCCGTTATCGGTCTAGCTGCTATATTTGCGTCTGCAGTAATGTCGATCGTGATCATGGGAACTACATTAGAAGCGGCTAAATTAGTTACCGCCTGGTGGCTGAAAGCCAACTGGCATCGGGCTCCTTTATCGATTAAAATATATCTGTTACCCGCAGTAATCATGCTAATGATTATAACCAGCATGGGAATATTCGGATTCTTATCTAAAGCGCATACCGACCAAACTGTACCTTTAGGTGATACTGCGGCACAAGTTGCATTTATCGATGAAAAAATCAATAATGAACGTGAAATCATAGCGAATTCTCGTAGCCTGATCAAACAGCTAGACGATGCAGTCATGGGAATACAATCCGGCCAGGGCAGGGAGTTGCGAAATTCCGATGGTACTACTCGGGTAGAAAATCCTGCAGAACGTGCGCTTCAGATACGGAGAGCACAAGCCAAGGATAGAGAAGCACTAACTAAGACCATAGAACAAGCTCAGGCTAAGATAGTCAAATTACAGGAAGAAAAAGCACCAATTGCTGGGCAACTACGAGCTGTAGAAGCAGAGGTCGGTCCTATTAAATACATAGCCAAACTAATCTATGGAAATAATCCGGATCAAAACATCTTAGAAAAAGCGGTAGTCTGGGTTATTATTATTATCGTTCTAGTATTTGACCCGTTGGCGGTTTTATTGCTGTTAGCTAGCCAGATGAGTTTCCAGTGGGCCAGGCAAGAACGAGAGGAGCGAAAAAATGAGTTGGTTCAAGAAAGTATTAAAGAAGGCAGGCCACCAGAAGAAAGTTCCACATCGTCCAACGATGGAAACAGAACTAAACAGCGAGATCAAACAGAATCAACAGAAAATCTCCCAATCATGGAAGATATTGGAAGATCTCAAGAAGCAGGCTCCCAAATAACTGGGGAAAAACAAAATGATGCCTTTACCGATGATCATGATGATAATGCAGGTGGTGATAATCAAAGAGATAACCATGGGGATGATCGATCTGAAACCATTCTGGGATCAAGTGTTGAAAAACATCCAGAATCAAACATAGAAAAAGATACGCTCGATGATGAGATCTTAGAGGATCGACCGGAGAATCTGGAAAAGCAGGCCATACATAGATGGAAAGATGAAAATCCAGATAGCAGCATAAAACGAAATAGAAAGTTATTTGAAGAAGGATTGATAACAGAACTGCCTTGGCAAAAGTATATCGACGAATACAAGGCTTTAGAATTGATCCAAATTGCCCAGAGCTATGACACAGCACGGATCGAAAGAATCAAACCCGATCTTACTGAAGTGATAGAACCAGATTCATATGTCCAGAATTCTGAACAGAACGAAAATACTCTTTGGAAACGCATACAAGAAAAAAAGCATGACTGATAAAATTAAAATCATAACCTCGCCAGATCTAATATTAGACCAAACATACAGTATATTAGCTGTGGCTCCATCACAAGAACTTAAAAAATCTATAGAAAATTTTATAGTAGATAAAAAAAAGCCGTTAAATCTTTATTTCTATTTCGGCAATGAAAATGATATAAAGTGGCTATTAACTACTGCTAAGATCGTCGACATGGTCTTGATCGACCTAGACAATCTCGATGAACGCCTCGCAAAGTTTTCGGGTTACTTAATGAGTTTCCCTTATACCTATTATAAAACTTCCGACGAAAAGGTCGATTGGTCGATCTTAAATGCGAATAGATTCTACGACTTTCCAGACATCAAAGGATATTAAAATGAAATTACAGGGCAACACGGTTTATTCAAAAGACAACGAACCTTTCGAAAAACTAATGAGACGATTTAAGAAAAAAGTCCAAGACAGCGGTCTGCTTCAGGATTTGACAAAAAAAGAATTTTATGAAAAGCCTACCAGCGTTAAAAAACGTAAGAAATCTGCGGCTAAGAATCGCTGGTTAAAAGAATTATCTAAACAGCAATTACCAAAACGAATGTTTTGATAAATAAAAATCGAAAAAGTAGTAAAAAACAATGCCCATATGGGGTTGTAAAAATCTTGCTTAATATAAGGAGAAAAAAATGAGCAAAGTAATTGGCATCGATCTAGGAACCACTAATTCTTGCGTGGCCATAATAGATTCAGGAAATCCCCGAGTTATCGAAAACAGCGAGGGTGCTAGAACGACACCCAGCATCATAGCCTACACCACTGATGAAATTTTAGTCGGTGCCCCTGCAAAGAGACAGGCCGTAACAAACCCAAAAAATACTATCTATGCAGCCAAGAGGTTGATCGGGCGCAAGTTCAAAGAACAAGCCGTCCAGAAAGATATCGATCTCATGCCTTACGAAATCATCGAAAGCAAAAATGGAGACGCATGGGTTCGAGCGAATGGTAGAGAGTTGGCGCCTCCACAGATTTCAGCAGAAGTTCTTCGCAAGATGAAAAAGACCGCAGAAGATTATCTAGGTCAAGAAGTCACCAAGGCCGTAATCACAGTACCTGCCTATTTCAACGACCAGCAACGACAGGCGACAAAAGATGCAGGACAGATCGCAGGATTAGAAGTTCTGCGTATCATCAACGAACCTACTGCTGCCGCGTTAGCATATGGAGTAGATAAAACTGATAAGAAAGATAGAAAGATAGCTGTTTATGATCTAGGCGGTGGTACCTTTGATGTATCTATCATCGAAATCGCCGACGTCGATGGGGATAAACAGATCGAAGTTTTATCTACAAATGGAGATACTTTTCTAGGTGGTGAAGATTTCGATCAGAGAATCATGGATCATCTAGTAGATGAATTTAAAAAATCTCATGGCGTAGATTTATCTAAAGATCCGATCGCTCTGCAGAGGATCAAAGCAGCCGCAGAACGAGCTAAAATTGAATTAAGTTCCGGCCAACAAACCGAAATTAACGAACCTTACATCGCGATGAACAATGGTGCACCTGCACATCTTACTTTTAAATTAACTAGGGCCAAACTAGAAAGTTTAGTGGAAGATCTTATAGAACGTAGTTTAGAACCTTGTCGTACCGCTTTGAAGGATGCCGGTACTACCGCAAGCGACATCGACGAAGTGATCTTGGTAGGCGGTCAGACACGCATGCCTAGAGTTCAGGAATCTGTGGAAAAACTATTCGGTAAAGCGCCCCGTAAGGATGTGAATCCAGACGAAGCAGTGGCCGTAGGGGCAGCTATCCAGGGTGCAGTTTTATCTGGAGAACGAAGCGATGTCCTTCTATTAGATGTTACTCCTCTGAGCCTAGGAATAGAGACACTCGGTGGGGTGATGACTAAGTTGATTCAAAAAAATACGACTATTCCTACTAAAGCCAGCCAAACCTTTTCAACTGCTGAAGATAATCAACCAGCCGTGGATATTAAAGTCTTTCAGGGAGAGCGAGAATTAGTTCAATATAACAAGCTATTGGGCGAATTTAAACTCGACGGAATCGCTCCTGCTCCTCGAGGATTACCTCAGATCGAAGTGGCTTTTGATATAGATGCTAATGGTATCATGCATATTTCAGCCAAAGATAAAAATACCGGCAAAGAAAACAAAATCACTATCAAATCTGATTCCGGCCTCAGCAAAGAAGAGATCGACAAGATGATTAAAGAAGCCGAGGCCAACGCAGAAGAAGACAAGAAGCAGAAAGAATTGATCGAAGCCCGCAACACCGCAGAATCTCAGATGCATGCTCTGAACAAAGATTTCGAAGAAGTCAAGTCTCAGCTCTCGGTAGACGCCGTAGAAAAATTCGAAGCCGCGACTAAGTCTCTAGAAGCTGCGGTCAAGGGCGACGATAAAACAGCGATCCAAACAGCCATGGAAGAATTATTTTCTGCGGCTGGCGTGATCGCAGAGGTCAAATCTAAGAAACAAGAGCCCCAAGGTAGCCAAGATTCGGGTACCGTGGACGCTGAATTCAAAGAGGCAGCCTAAAAGGTTGACAGGTCCCAAAAAACCTGTTATAAATAGTTTTATGCAGTGCCCGGGTGGGGCTGCATAAAACATTCTTGCTTAACTTAAGGAGAAATGAAATGAATGGACTTACACGTTTTGACACAAATTCCCTGGCACAACTAAACAGGGCTCTAGTAGGGTTCGATCGTATTTTCGACGACATAGAATCTCGATACGCTAACTCTGCGGCCAACAGCAATTATCCTCCCTACAATATAGAAAAAATTGCTGAAAATCTCTACGATATCGTGGTCGCTGTGGCTGGCTTCGAAAAGAGCGAAATCACTGTAGAAGTAGATCAGGATCAGCTAGTGATCAAAGGTGAAAAACTCACTGATAAACCTGCTCCAGAATATCTGCATCGTGGGCTAGCCTTCCGAGATTTCGAGCGTAGATTCACCCTAGCTGAGCACATGGAAGTAGTCAAGGCTGAAATCAAGAACGGATTATTAGTCGTGCAGATCGAGCGCAAGGTTCCTGAGACACTGTTACCTCGCAAGATCGAAGTCATAGAAATCAAAGACTAAGGCCAAAAATAAGGGGGAAAACTTTCCCCCTTATAAATATCTTAAAGAGGAGCACTTATGACATCTGCAGTTGATAATGACATCCAAATCGATGAAAAAATAAAAATCATAATTTCGGAACCAAAGAAATATAAAGTTCTATTCCTCAACGACGACAAGACCCCCATCGAGTTTGTGATAGAGATACTAATAAGTATTTTCAAACATTCCGAAGAAACAGCTCGAGACTTAACTTTAAAAATACATGACGAAGGATCTGCTGTAGTAGGAATTTATTCCTACGAAATTGCAGAACAAAAAGGAATTGAAGCTACTCATCTCGCAAGAAATGCTGGGTTTCCACTGCAAGTAAAGATCGATCCAGAATGAGTCTCAAAGAAATAACCAAAGATCTGCATCAAGATGCAGAAAGAACTGAATTCGCTAAAAAATTACTCAGCGGCAGTATATCTAAAAAAGACTACGCAGACTATCTCTACCAGATGGCTCTGATATATGCCCCCATCGAGATGGCCTGTCGACTACAAGGATTCTTGGATAATCTACCTGGAATAGAAAGAACACATCTGATCTATCAAGACTTCAGAGAACTAGCAGGAGTCGATCACGATTTCAAGTGGAGAGATTCCGCCATCGATTATCACAACTATCTCCTAGATCTAATCTCTGACCCCGAAAGACAGCATTTGATCAAGGCCCACATGTATTGTCGGCACATGGGCGATCTATTCGGTGGACAGGTGATCGCTAAACGTGTGCCAGGCAGCGGTAGATTCTATCAGTTCAAAGATGCAGAAACACTCAAAGCACAGATAAGAGCCGAGCTCACAAATGATCTCGGAGACGAAGCGAGAGTAGCCTTCCAATGGGCCATTAAAATAATGAGGGAATTAAACGATGAGCCAGGTGTGGCAGACTCTGATCGATATACAAGAACTTTTAACGGACAGTTTTTCCAGAACGGGCACTGAAGTACAAGAACCTGGTATGGAGAGATTCAACCAGCCAGGTTGGGTCAATCGTGTCTGGACCAGTTTCGACTACCGCAGAGCGCACGTTGATGTAGTAGACGCCCGAGAATCTAAAGGTCTGTGGATGATGCATTGCTGTGTATTCCCACATCTGACTAATCCCGCACCCATCTTTGGCTTCGACGTTATCGCAGGCAAGAACAAGATCACTGGCTGTTTCATAGACTACAGCCCCGCAGGTGATCCCAATCATCCTATGATCGAATATTTCGCCGAAGAAGTCAGCAGCTATGAGTGGATCAAAAAACGCGAACTCCCGGATTGGGCTCAGCGTATTTTTAGCCCTTATATGGTAGCTGCAGGTAATGTACAAGATCAAGATGAACTCAGCCAAATCGAAGGCCTAGCACATACGCTGATAAACCATTACTTAGAAACCGTGGGGGAAACCAACGGTATCGTAGAAGATACCACAGAATCTCAGAATTTCTATGCGCAGAATCAGAAGCAGAATCCGCATACCCCTAAAGTCATGGCTAGTCTAGGCTTAAATGAGGAAGATGTTCGCGTGTTCATCCAGGATTGCCTGTTCCCCGAGATACGATAAATACTCTTATGAGAGCATACGAATTCTTATCCGAAGCAAAATTAACACCCGGAGAACTATTTGTTCCTAAACATCTTGATTGGCGCCCTGCTGCTTTTCTAGAGAAATTAAAGAATCGAACACCGTTTGTCGACGCTCTGGGTCCCGAGGCAAACGAGTACGTTCCTGCCAAGGGCGAATATAAGCGTTTGAAACCAATCATCGATGCTGCGGTACAGTCACGTCTTAAAGATTCTAATGCTAAAGTGCCAAGCATTGTTCTTAACACCGAAGATGGCCAATCTATTCCATTAAGCTCTTTAGAAAAAGCCGATCTACAAACAGCAAAAGGTATGACTACTACTTCGGTAAATGTTCAGCCGATAGGAATCGGTATCGCTGCTGATAAAGTAGATAAAACAGTTTCATCTCAAGATGAAGTAAAGAAAGCTATCGATAGCAATAAAGCTATTATGGGAGCAAACTTACATCAAGTAATAACCGGAAATAAGATTTTAGATCAAGCAGGTGAACTAGGAAAAGCAATCAAAAAAGCAGTTTCAGATATCGTAGCTGGACAAGTTCCAGACATATCAGGATATGATGAAAAAACACAAAAAGTAATAGCCATCGATGCTGGAGAGTATCTTGGTATTTTACAAATGATACACGGTGTTGCTGAGTTTCCGAAACGAGAACAGTTCCTTAATTTTTTAGGCAGTACTGATCTAAATAATCTTTTAGTTATTTTCCCAGGATCTCAAAACAGCCAATTACAAGACAGTTATGGTGTACAAAACGTTAAAACTGGTCATACCATAATGATCAGCAGCAAAGGCGGAGTTGGTAAGACAGCCGCTGGTGCTGCACCTGCTCTCAGCGGACTTAAGATTCTAGAAAACAAACTCAAAAGAGTCAAAGCAGGTGGCGCTGTATCTTTTATAAAATTAATGCAAGAAACTAAAACTGCATTGCAGCCGTTCGCTGCGATGAATTTCCTACACCGGCACGCACCAGATGTTGTTCCCAAGTTATATCAGAATGTATTACCTTTTACTGATGACGATATCTCGATAATTGCTGCTAACATGAAAGGGCAAGCTAAATTACCAGCGAAATATAATAAAATCATTAAATCGAGAACTATCAAAGCTCGCGCATCTGCGGGTGGAATTTTAGCTTATTGCACGATAAAAGATTTCGTAGACACATTTAATTCGCAGCAGCCTATCAAGGATTTTAGGTCAACCGTACTAGAAATCTTAGATGAAAACTTTGTACAAATTTTCTCTAGAGTTGTGCGTGGAAAACTCACTGCAAAAGTTCTGTGGCCTGGAAAAATCGACGGGACTGTAATGCTTTGGACTAAGGCCGAGGCTGCTGCACCCAGTGCCGCTGGATTAAGTTTTAAGGTCATTGATTAATAATCAACTCAGATAACTAATTCTTTCGCTTCGGTAAATATTTGTGCCGGCCATAACCCCCGGGAGCGAATAGAATGAAAAAAGTTATAATAACGAGCATTGTTGCAGGATTGTTTTCTATCCCTAGCGTTGCTGTGGCCCAAGATGTGACCACTGTTAACACCAATAACATTAGCACATCCACGAGCACGGTAACTTCTACCAATACCAACAATAATAACAATATCAACACATCTACATCTACGGTAGATA